TGCGCTTAGGGCGTTGGCGAAGGCGGTCAATGTTGGCGCGTTTCATCTGTCACGAACTATCATGTTGGTGCTTGCGGTTGGAATCATAGCGTTGATTAGTCTTGGGGCTTCCCAGACTGGGTGGATTAGGGTATTGCTTAAGTGACAATCGAGAAGTATCGAAGCTTCGTTCCTCGATCAATCCCACGAAGATAGATCTGTCCGCTGCGTTCCATTATCTCAATCACTCTGAGGATAGAATGTAGCGGGATTCGGTCTGATGCGAACTTGGTAATTTTCTGTTCGGAGATTCCTTGGCCTCGATCGTTGATTTGAATATAGTGTAGGATTTCATCCATGGCCTGAGCATCGGCGTTAGTCGCACCGGCCTTGAAGATCTCGATCATCGTAGATTCAGCTTCGAGTAGCCAAGACATTGCTCGGTTGAAATCATCGCGGGTAAGGATTAGGGCGTTGGATCGATCGATTGCAGAGATGATGGAAAGCTTGTAAAGGTGCGTTCGCCTTCGCGTAACATAGTGAATAAGTTTAGGGTGATTGGGTATAGGAGGCTCTCCCAAAGCTCTCCAGTTATTGACGCATTGCCGATAAGCTTCGGTAACCTCAAACTGCCCGACAAGGCCGTTGATAATAGCAAGGTCTGCCGCGAGTTCAGGCGAATAGATTTCGTCTTGATCTGCAAAGTCATCGCCAAGGATCCTTTCATCGGAGAAGATCATTACCAGCCGAGAGGTAAATCCTTGGCCCCAGGCTTTATCCGGCATAAGTTCAGTTAGATTCTGCGGAGTTGACCCGCAAAGAATATTGATTTGAGGGGATTTGATTTTGATATGGATGTCAGAGGTTCGACGAACTTGTTGATACGGTCCGGGATCGTAGAAATGTGAAAGCCCGTCGATCATTTCGTTATCGTATTTATGAATGAAGGCTCCAAGTTCGTCGACGCAGATGAACATAGAGTTGTATTCTAATGGATCTTCTTGCGGACGAATTAAAACCCGCTTGGCTTTTACCAGCGAGTCCACCATAGAAGCAAAGGTCATTGAGATCGGCGCGAGATGAAACTCTGGAAGGGCTTGAACATAATGTCGGCCCTCGTTTATGGTTCGAGTTTTCCCGACTCCCGGATGGGCGGTTAGCATTATATACATATTCGGGTAAAGTGGCCGAGTGGTTTTGATCCACACCTTTTGTTCTAGTGTTGCGGCGATTGTGGCGATCGCGGTCCATCGGCGGAATATTTCAGGCGAGTTTAAGCTAGCGGTTTGGTCTATGAATGATTCGATCCAAGACTCCAGCCGTCTTTTGCCGCTTTCGTTCGTCGTGCCCATTGTAGCTTTTGAGTCCATTGGGGTTTTTGTTAGCATCAAAGTGACCTTTATTCCACCCTACTTCACAATCATATGGAATCCGAAGAACTCGGTTGTGCGCCAATGGCACATCAACGATTAGGTCCTTCATTAACATCGGGATGATTTGATCTTCGTCCGCTTCGCGATACATGAAAGTGATTGCATCGTGGTCATCCATTGCGATGATGACATAGTTCTTTCGCCAAATACGCATCATCGCAGTGGAGACAATATCACGAAGAGTCGATTGTGGATCATAGGCGATTGCTTCGCGAAGGGTTTTTGGATCATTTCGTCGGCCAAAGAACCAACGCTTTCGGCCCATGAGAGAGATCAGAAAACCTTGCTTGCGGAGGGTTTCATCTACCCAAGCTTGCCAGAGTAGATGGGAAGGAAAGGCTGCGAAGTATTTTGGTTGGAACTGCCGAACAAGGTCGATTTCTACTTTGGCTTGTTCGGCGAGGGTCGCAGGTTTACCTCCATAGTTAGACCCATGTCCGAGTTTTTTACACATGAAGCGGTAAGTATAATGTCGGTAATAGGGAGACTCTGCAATTGTTTTATCAAGTTTAAGGTTTCCGGTCCAGGGGAGAGTTGGCCACATAATTCTAGCCACGGCCGTATGAGGATCTCCAGACTCGCAGGCTTCCAAGAACTTTCCGTCATGGAAGAGGTTCCATTCGATAGCTCCAACGGCGAAGGACTCTCCGGATTTAGCATCGCATTTGGCGAATTTAAAACCTGGGTCAGAGATGAATATGCTTCGCAGAGACTCTTCAACGTTCTGAAGATTACCGCCAGTTCCGAATTCTGATAGGGAAGACGAAAACCGGCCGGTTGACGTTCCAGCAATATTATAAGACGTTCGAATTCTTCCATCGTCATCAATTGCTGTTTTAAGAACGGATATTTTATCACCAAGCTCTGTAAGAGTGTTGATGTGTTTGACGATTTGTTGGGCGATAGGGTAGACTTCAAGCTTTTCTCTTGCGGCCCGATCGGTTGTTGGCCGACCGGATTTGCGGATCGGAGGTATTCCGAGAGTTTCATAAAAGAGTCTGCGTAAGTCGGCATGGGATCGCCAATTAAAGCTTGCGAGGCCGACCCCTTCGAATACAATGCGATTAAGCTGTCCTTCAAGCCGGTCGATGATTTCGAAGTATTCGTCGATGCAATTTGCCTTTTGCTCATGATCAACCAAGATCCCTCTACAACGCATTTCCAAAGTCGGTGCTTGAAGGGACTTGGAAAGTTCATATGTAGCTCCTGTGTGTTCATCAAGTTGAGGTAGCATTGCATCGAGACAGTCTCGGGTTACGAGGCAGTCTAGGCCGTTGTAAGTTTGGTCTTTGTCCCATTCTGGTAACGCATCTAAATCCTCTTCATGAGTTTTGATTATCCTCATTTCCCAATCTCCGTTGCGGAATAGTCCTTTATAAATCGCTCTTGGCCTTCCTTAAACGTAAAGCCCCAGACTCGATGTTGGCCACAAACGTAAGACAAATGCGGCCCATATTTTTCAATATCGAGGGATTCCGGCCGCATTAAGAGAACCGTAGTCATCGCCATATGGCGGGAGTGAACTTTGTCTTTGATTTCTTCAAGCATCACGTTTGATCGTTTCATCTTTTCGCCTCATATGTTTCCAGGATTTTTCATCGGAATAGATCGAACCTAAATATCCGAGGCCTTTGAGACTCTCTGGTTGAAGGGCATGGGATAGCAGCATTGTATCTTCGGCCGCGCCCATTGTCCGAATCCCGTAGGCTCGCCAGAGGAAGGCGATGTCATAGGCTCCGTTCTGGAACAGTTTTCGAATAGTTCCATCCTCAAGAATCGAGCGGATAAGATTCCAGACTCGACGTTCATCCTCCCGAGTAGGCCAATAGCATCCAGTTTTTGTTCGTCCGTCATCGAATGGAATAACAATTGCGAGTCGAGTGCTTGGCGCGAAACCAATGCATGTAACACGAGATCCGCTTGTTTCAATATCGACAGAAAGTATGTCGCAGCTTCGGCAGAGTTCGAAGAAGGTGTGAATATCGGCGATTGAGGGTTCGATCCAAATTTCTCTGTAGGGGCGTCGAATGTCGGCATAGGCAGATTCCCTTTTGGCTTTCATAAAGTCGGCGATTGTGGTTGGGCGCAAGCTCCAATCACGAATTACGGCTGCGGGATGGTAAGTAGGTAAGAGCTTATAATCAGCAACGGTATGAGTGGATATAAGAGTGGTGCCACGGATTTTAGAAATACCTGTTTGTCCAGCCAAAGCCCATAGAGGGGTATTGCCAAGGCAAACCACCAAATTAGGATCGCGAGTAAGTATGTCATTGGCAAGGCGCTCCAATTCGGGTTCGAATTCTTGGCGAACGTATTTAGATTTCAAAAGCGGCGGGTAGCCTGGAATTGCAGAGGCTTTTGGTCCGCAGAAGAATTCGATGTCATTTCGGGGAGGGTGGATGGAAAAGACATTGGTTCGGTAGATTTCTGGGTGAAGTTGCCAGATTGCGTCGATACAGGTTGGGTCAGATTGGGAATAGTATCGGTGGATGTAGTCGCGATCGAATTTAGTTAAGGTTAAGATCCCAGATTCGCCAAGCATACGAATTAGTTCGGCGCCTGAGGGTCCAACGAAATGAGAGCCGAGGCGTTCCTCGGCTTCTCCTGGGGCTTCGCCAACTAAAAAAATTGGTTTAGGCATTAAAATCACCTAAACTTTGTAGTTGTTCTAATTCATAACCAAGTTTATCCATAATATCTGCTACACTAACATCAGCTGTGCGAATAATTGTTATTCCATTTTGAACAACAACACGATAAGTATTTTGATCTATACGAGAGACGAAGAATTGAACTGAATCAGGCATGTCACTCTCCTATAGGGGAGGATCGCACCCTCCCCTGAGTTTTAATCCGCCGGGAGGGTTCTGGCCAGGTCGGCATAGATCTGGGCGCCGTCATCTGATGACCGATGCTTTACCACGGCACGAACCTGAGCATTGACGACCTCATCGTTTCGTTGGCGACGGGAGGATTCATCGGCAAGATCAAGACCACAATGCACGTGGAACTCGTCGAGACGGTAGGCTGCATCCTCGGTTAGATAGAACGTAGCCCAAATGGTTTTGTTATCAAATCCACCCATTTCGGCGAGTTCTTCTTCGTCTACATCAGCTTCTGCGGCAATGGGTCGGAGGGTAAACATAACGAATGGCGTGCCCTTTTTTGAGGACTTGTCATAAGTTGGCTGACCGCCAACGACGCAAGTATAGGTTCCAACCGGAAGGGGCTTCGGGCGATCGACTTCGGTAGGGGCTTCATCGAGGATTGAGCTAAAGTTGGGGTTGGTCATGATTTGGGTCCTTGTTGGAAGTTCAGGCCTTTGGCGAAGTTCAAGATGATGTTGTCGAGAACGGCGATGGTTTCGTTCAGAGTTTTGGTTGGGTGTGGGATTGATCCGAAGGCGCATCGGTATTGAACGATGCTGTCTATGGAGATTTGGTTAGTTGGTGGAAATGATTTGTAGTCGTTCATTTAGTTTCTCCAAGTAACTGCCTTAACCGCCCACATTTGAGCGGTTTGAGCTTCGGTTATGGCGATAGAACAGAGGCGAACCATTTCAGGATTACCACCACGAGTTATATACCCTTGGCGAAAATCGTTCATGATGTCAATGATAGCAGCATAAGCTTCCTTTAGCTTATCTACATCACCATTTGCTGATGGATTGAATGATTTGCCAACAGCCTTCTCACCATACGTAGGCACACGATCTTCCATGATTACACCCTTTTCAAAGTTAGAGTCTTGGGACGTTCAACGATCTTC